TATTATACTAGAAGAAGCGTTCGGTGCAATCGCCAATAAATGTGCGTTTCTTACTCTGCAAGAATCGTCGTCTGGACAAGCACCTTTTGTTACTGCTAATTTTCTTGTAGTTTCTACTGCTTGTTCTTTAATATGTGAAAACATTTTTAAATTTGCACCAGTCGCACTCGCACTTTCAAAAGGAATATTATTCTTTTGTAAGTACGCATGAAATCCCATTGCACCTAGACCTAAGCTCCTTTCTCTCATAGCACTAAATTTAGCTTTGTATAATTGTGGTGGAGCTTTGTCAATAAAAGAAGTTAAAACATTGTCTAACATCCTAATTATATCTGGAATGAAAGCAGGATGTTGTTTCCAATCGTCAAAATATTCAAGATTGACACTTGAAAGACAACACACTGCGGTTCTCTCATTATCGGTGGCGAGCGTTATCTCAGAACAAAGGTTACTGTGGTTTACCTTTAAACCTTTTTTCTTTTGAAAGTCTGGTAATTCTGCATCAACTGCATCTTTAAACATTATATACGGCTCGCCTGTTTCCATTCTGTTTTGCAACAGTTTGACCCATAAGGCTTTAGCACTTACGGTTCGTCTGACGGTTCTGGTGTGAGGATCAACCAGATCCCAGCTATCATCAAAATTATCATACTTTGTAGCACGCCATATTGTTTCCATAAAGGCATCATCAATAATGACACCATGATGAAGATTAATACTTTTCCTATTAGCATCGCCACCCGTAGGTTTCCTAACATCTAGAAACTCCTCTATTTCAGGGTGGTCTATTCGTAGATAAGCAGCATAACTACCTCGTCTTGTTACTCCTTGTGAAAAGGCTAACATTTCTGCATCTACGACTTTTATAAAAGGTATTACACCAGTAGACTCTGAGCCTTTTGATGTAGCCGTCCCCTGTGAACGCACATCACTCCAGCCTCCACCTATACCTCCTCCAAAAGAAGAAAGATAAGCATTTTCTACATAATGTTCTGTAATACCCTCACGGCTATCGTCTATGTAATTTAAAAAACAACTAATAGGCAATCCACGAGTAGTGCCCCCATTTGATAAAATAGGGGTTGCAAACATAAACCATAGATTACTAACGTAATCATATAGTCTTTGTGCATGATCTTCGTCATCAGCAAAAGCCTCCGCCGCTCTAGCAAATGCTTGTTGCGGCGAATTCTCTCCTGAGATCATATATCTATCTTTTAGAGTTACCATTGCAAACTCATCAAGTAAGCTATCTTTGCTATAATCAATTTTTACTGACATGTTTTTCCACTAATCCTATTATTTCGTTACGTCGTCCTAATACTTGTTCATCGGGGCTGTATGTTAAATCCATTAGTTCTATACTAGTACTAAGTTTATCCATTCCAAACTCGTTTAAGTTTTGTATGAATTTATACCTACTATCTATTGGTAAAGAACTCATAATGTCAAAAATATCTCCATGATCTTGAATTATGCCCGATGCGCGTTTAGGACCGATTCCACTAACTCCTGGAACATTATCACCTTTATCTCCAGTTAAGCACTTGAAAGTCAAGTAATACTCTGGATCAAAATCATAATGCTCATCCCAATTACCCATTGTCGTCTCTTTTCTAGTTACGGTTGAGAACCGTGATATGTTCTCATTTACTAAAAGATCCCAATCTTTATCAGAGCTTACTAGCCAAATGTTATCCAAACCTATTTCTTCTCTTGCGAGACAAATTACTGCTGCGATATCATCTGCTTCTACGCCATTATATTTAATTGTTAAGAAACCTTTTTCTGTTAAGGCTTCCATTGTTTTCTGAAATTCGCCAAGAAAGTTTTTAAATTCTTGTGCTTCTTCAGGTGTTTGGTCTGCGTATCGTTCTTTGCGATTCGCTTTATATTCGGGATCTATGTTTTTACGGTAGTCACTCCCACCATCTCCTAATACAACTATATCTCCACAGTTGTAGGATTTGGCTAGACTTATTACTGTCTGTACATATTCCTGTTTATAAAATTCTTTTTTCTGATGTTTCCATCGGAAAGCTAAGTTGAGACCATCAACTATCAGCAAGTTCCCATTCGGGGCTGGCTTTCCAAGGCTCGTAAATTCTATTGCCATTACTAAATTCCGTTGTTTCGTGTTCCAACCATTTTTCTGCGAGCATAATATATACTCCAAGCCAAGATATATACATATATCTAGTTATGAATAATGGTTTTCGTACTGTTGCTACAAAAAATTGTGCATGATTAGCTTTATAAAATAATAAAGGCTCTAGCTCATTATCTTGAGCTTGCCTTATTACCTTAGCCCACCATTGCACAAAATTATTACTTTTGTTTGTGAATACTTTAGATGTCACTGCGTCATCTTTGTAAAATTTTACTTCCACTAAAAATATATTATGTTGATGTTTTAGATAGAGGTCTCCTTTAATCTTTCCGTTACCAGAGCCAGGTGTTTGAATAAAATCTAATCCTGTATGTCTATGTAACATATTGGCAACAAGTAGTTCGGCTTTTGCGCCTTTTGCTCTACTATTTACCATTAAGACGCATTTCTTGAAACGTAATCTACAATTTGTTTAAAAGTTAATAGTTCTTCGGCTATGTCATCAGGAAGCTCCATATCAAATTCTTCTTCTAATGTCATTACCAACTCTACTAAATCTAATGAGTCAGCTCCCATATCCTCTATGAAGTTTCCTTTTACACTATCGTAGTCTATTTTTAACTGTTTTGAAATTATCTTTTGTACTGCTGCTTCGTAATCCATTATAATATATTTCCTTTAAGCGTTTCCACGCGTTTGTCTTGGAAGGTGGTATGCTTCCAAGATACTTATGTTATCTTCCTTAATAATCTCTATTTTCTCAAGTAATGGGTGTGTCCATCCATGAGAAACTAAAAATGTATTAAGTGTTTCTTCTTTAAGGAGAATTTCTACAACCTTCTCCTTACCTGCTTCATCAAGTGCTTGATTCACTTCATCAAGGAACAACACATTGATTTGACTTCTACTAATAGAAGTCATTAGCTTTCTAATAGCTACTAATGTAGCAATATTAACTCTAGCTAGTTCTCCACTAGACAGGGCTAATATATCTATAACTTTACCATTATCCCCAACCTCTACATTGAGCTTATCATTCTCCACCACAAAATTGATAGAAAATCGTCCATCGCTAAATTCTGCCAAATACTCATTAGTTAAGGACTCTAATTCTTTAACCAAGGATTCGATCTTGTATGCCAAAAGTCCGTTTGTGCTAAATGACTTTTTAAGAACTTCAAGAACAGAAAGTTTATCTTCGAGGTCTCCAAGAGTATTTGTGATTCCAGCCAGCTCTGTTTCAAATTGTTCAGTCTGTTCTCCAATAATACTAATTCTAGTATTGTGTCTTTCTCTTTTGGTGTTTTCATCTATTACCCCTTCAAGCGTTTTCCTAGCTGCTTTAACTTTGTCTTCCAACCCTCGTATTTGACTTTCCACTTTTTGTTTATCAAGTACTCTCGTTGGGAGGCTAGTGTCAATGCTCCTGAATACTGTTTCCCAGTCTGAGATGTTTCGGGCTGCTTGCCTATGTATTTCATTTTCATTATCTATTTCCTCTAACTTGTTGCGAACTTGTGAAGATTCATATAAAATATCGTTTGATTTGCTAATATGTTTTTCATATTGATTATCAACAAATTGCATATCTATTTCTTGTTCACAAGTTGGGCATTGTTGAAATTCTGCCTCTCTAAGAGAGAGATATTTTTCACTCATATCTAACTCCCTTTCTCTTTGAGATTCTAAACCTCCTAACCCAGAAACCAAATCTTGTGTTGGTCTCATCTCTGGATACTTTTCTAACATACTTTTTGCGTGTTCAATATTTATNGATTTTAACCTACTCAGTAAGTTATTATTATCATTTATCTTCCGATTTTTCTCCGAGATATTTTCAAATTCGAGTTGGTGAAGACGCAGGCTCTCTGCGTCTTTTTGATTAATTTTTGGTAAATTCACTTTCGATAGTAGTGTCATACTCTCCAATTTGTTGTCTGTTAACCATTTTACGATTGTCTCTATTTTTGCGTTTAGCTTTGCAATGTCTAGGGAAGTTATCCTTACTGCGTCCTTGAATCTCTCAAAGAACGTGACATAATCGTCCAATTTTAGTAAATCAATTAGGAACTTCTTCCTATTAGTATCGGTAGCAGTTAAAAACTGTAAACTTGAGTTTGTATTTTGATAAACTAATTGAGTAAAAGTTTTAAAATCAATACCTAATAGTTCTCCTAAAGTTTTATAAGTATTACTAGCTGTATGGCTACTAATATCTTCTCCGTTTTTTGTTAATTTACATTTTAAACCTACTCGTCTTGATACTGCTATATTATAACTATCTCCATCAACATTAAAATCTAAACTAATATCATACCCATTATTTACATAACGATTAGCAATATCTGCTTTCTTCACATTTTTACTATTCTTGTTGAACATCACTTCTTCAAGAATAAGCGGAATAGAAGACTTACCTACTCCATTAGTCCCTACTAATTGAGTTAGAGTAGCATTATCTAAATCTATCTCATTATCTTTACCGTAAGAGAAGCAGTTATCCCAACGTAACTTCTGTAGAATAATCATTGAAGACTCCTATTATATTTTTAATTTTAGTGTTGTCTAGATTTAATATATCTTCTAAATATAATACCAATTCATCCCCGATAGTCATATCCGCAGTTAAATTAAGTCGTGCTTCTACTTGTCGTTTTATTACTTTCTTATCTAAAAGTTCAGAGTTCTTAACTTTTGCTAAGTCTTGAACATCCCCTTCTAATTCATAGATTGTATGATCATAGGTTGTTTGAATCATGTTATCGGGGTTATCTACTGTTTTACGAATTAATTGAGGAAGATCTAGCTCCCTCCATTTCCAAGACCAATCCTTATCAATCAATAAACAACCCGTCTTAACTCGACTTCTGTGAAAAGAAGTCGTCATTGGACTACCAGGGTATACAATATTTCTTTGCGTATTAGCGTGAGCATGTAAATCACCTGCAAATACAATGTTAAAATGATCAAACCTATCTAAGTCGACTTCGGATACCACATGTGGTGGTATTTCTCCACGAACATGAGTAAAAAGAACTTGGGCATCTATCGCTTCTATACTGCCTTCTCTGTGTAAGTCAGCATAGGGTAATATTGCCCAATCATCTTTCGTATAAGTAGTATCTATAATTTCTACTAATGAGTTTATTTCTTTAGTAGCTTTCTTAAGATTTGTAAAAAAGGTTTTATTTTTCCTAGTTGCTTCATGATTTCCGTCATAAATTAAAGTAGGTATCGTAATACCACTAATAAAATCAAAATAAAGTGTAAGTTCATCCATAGAGGGGACTCGATCAAACAAGTCCCCGCCTATGATATGCATATCACAGTCATTTTCTAACTCTCGAATTAGTTCAAAGAACATCTTATATCGGGCACACGCCCATTGTAGTGGAACGTTCTTTTGTCCTAACTTCAAGTGCCAGTCAGCTGTGAATAAAATCATGCTACATCAAATTCCGCAGCAACAGTTTCTTCTTTATCACTCTCCGTAATCCTTTTGAGCAGCTCTAATTGAGCGTCTACTGTAGGTCTAGGAAGAACGTCGTCCATAGACTTTAGGTCTGCAACTAATTCTTGTTCCCAGTCTTCTAAAGCACGAACTTTACACTTCAATGCCTGTAGTTGATATTCTACATTAAAGACCTGTGGTCCAGTCTTTAGACGTTTGAAATAAACGTCCCAACCTTTATCGAAATCGGTTGGATTTCCTAAGTCTTCCATAGCAACCATAATTTGGTCAAAAAGTTTCCTTTTCAGGTTGACTACTTTGATTTTATTATCAGAGAAATCAATACCTTGGACAGCATATGCCCAACCGCATTTTAGTTGTGGGAAGAAGTCACGAACGTGATCATGTTCTTTGTTGTTAAAGGTTTCGCTTACGCGATCAAATGACAAGCATTCCATAGGAATATTTTTGTTATTTTCACCCTTAACCCAATAAACATAACGAGGAAGTAAATCGCCTACTAGACGAATTTTATGATCTTCTCTCGCTGAAAAATTGTAAGTTTCAATTTTATTTTTTTGGGCTGAGCCCTTTGTTTGATTAAAGCTAATAGCCATAATTCTTCTCCTTAAGTGTCTCCTCAAATTTAAAGACAATATACCCATCTCTAATTTCGAGCAGTCTGTTTTGGTTTATAATGTCCTCATCAACTTTACAGAAAATGAGGTCTAGTCTAGCGTCTTTATTGCGAATGAACTCATGATAGTTGCGGTAAGATGCGACGCCTGCATACTCTGCTACTTCTCTATCACTATATTGAGCTCGTCCACTGGTTAGTAGTAATTCTGGGTGTATCAGAAAACTACTACCCCAATAACTCTTTTCATAAAACTTAAAAGTTTTATCATAATAATTCTTAGGTGTTATTTTATATGTAATTATCCTAAGGATTGTAATAATATCACCAACGTTTCCGTTGCTCGCTTTTACAATCTTTTTCCAATTATAATATATCATATATTATACCAATTTTCGAAGCGTTTGTCAAGCACTATTTTTTCTCTGCTCAACACACTCCCTCCAAATGCTTTCATAATACTCTAACCTTATAATCTTGTTTTATATAATAACCCATTCGGGCATTTGCTTGTCTAGTAGCTGTTTTACCTTTGAGATGGATATCTACAACAGTGGGTTGTAATTTATCTTTTTTCTGTCGTATTATCCTCCCAATTAATTGCGTTAGTAATGGGTCATTATTTACTGGTGTAGCTAATACTAAACAACTAAGATCATCTAAAGATATACCTTCTGAAAATATTGCTTGTGTTCCAAACAGTATATTTTTAGATTTCCCAATTAATTTCATAGTTTTATCTCGTTCATCAAAGGCCATGTCTCCTGTAATACATACTGAATTATCTCCTACTAATCTATGACAATTTTTTAGAAAAGCAACTCTATCCGATACTACTAATACTTTATGTCCTTCGGCCGCATACTTAGCAGCAATCAAACTGATACTATGTACATATTCTTCTGTATTTACTAGATGATTAACTCTCTCAGCCCATGGTGTATAAGATCCATCTAGAAATCTTACTTCTGATTTAATTATATCAACTTTTGGAGTCATGTAATTTTCTTTGGGAGGTTTCAAAACATTGTGCCCAAAATAGTCCCTAAAGACTACATGTCGACCATCTTTTCTTTCCAACGTACCTGTCAAACCTATCTTATATCTTGCGGGCATTTCATCTATAATTCTAGTAAAAGTAGGACTACTAACGTGATGCATCTCATCTAAGATTACAGTTCCAAAACATTGTTTGATCTCTGGGATTCTGCGGTATAAAGTTTGAATATTCCCCACACAAATAGGTTCCGCAACATTGAACACTCCGCTTCCTATTCTGCCTGCAGTGAATCCGAAGGCTTTAAATACTTCTTTTTCCCATTGATTTCTTAAGTTAGTAGTATGGGTTACAATAAGTGTTCTTTGACCTAGCTTCTTGGCTATTGCTAAAGCCGTTATTGTCTTTCCCCAACTAACCCAAGCGTTAATTATAGCACAGTCATCTACTTGGTTGTAGCACCACTTTTGACTCTCTCTTAAAGTAAACTTAAAATCAGGAAAGTTAATTGGCACCTTTATTCGCTTATCGATAATTTCATATTCTTCTGGGATTAAATCCAGTCTTCCCATTGGTATAGAGACTAACCCTTTTCTTAAAGGTCTAATTGTTTTTATGACCATAGGAGGATCACTAGGAATCCTGGACGGTATAGTATAAGTTAGTTCTTCTTCGATTTCTTGAAGTAAAGTAGGACTACCTTCTATTTGTATCCTGTTACTAAGTACTGCTTTCATAACTCCAGCATTTGTACATAATTCTTTACAAGAAACAAAAGACCTACTC